TTAGAACCACAACAATCGCAACGTGGTTGCAGTGGTTCCCAGAAAACGAGTGGGGGAATTTCCGATGGTCGCCGCCGTTCACACACCATATACGGAAAGGTGATGTGGACATGGAGGTATTATTCCTACCTCTTGACACGCCAGACGATGTAAAAAAATTGCTTTCGCTTGAATTAACCGGGGTGTGGGTTAACGAAGCCAGAGAAGTTCCAAAGCCAATCATTGATGCTGCAACAAGCCGTGTTGGGCGCTACCCGAGCAAGAAGGATGGTGTCGGGCCTACGTGGTTTGGTGTGATTATGGATACAAACGCTCCAGATACGGACCATTGGTGGTCTATTATGTCCGGCTCGGCCCCTGTCCCGGATCATATGAGTGAAGAAGACGCGCTGATGCTTCTAAAGCCCGACAATTGGGATTTCTACGACCAACCCGGCGGGATGAGGGAAATAAGAGGCGATGAGAATGAGCTATTGGGGTATGAAAACAATCCCGAAGCTGAAAATGCCGAAAACCTCCCTAAAAAATACTACGAAAACATGGTCAGAGGTAAATCGCGGTCTTGGATTAGCGTTTACGTTCTAAACCGACTTGGCAGCATCGAGCAGGGGAAGTCAGTCTATGAAGGATTTACCGAAGCAACACACGTTGCCAAAGAATCACTCGATATCGGACCCATGCCTGTTTACTGTGGCTTGGATTTTGGCCTTACACCGGCTGCTGCATTTGCCCAACGACTCCCAAATGGTCGGTGGTTTATCCTTCGAGAGTTGGTTTGTGTCGATATGGGGGCAGTCCGGTTTGCAGAGGTATTACGACGTTTTATTGCCGAAGAGTTTCCCAACAACCAAATCAGCATCTTCGGAGACCCATCTGGAGACTTCCGCGCTCAAACAGACGAAACAACGCCATTTGAAATCCTCAGAGGAGCGGGGCTGGTCGCACGTCCCGCGCCGTCGAACGACCCCGTAAAACGCATCGAGGCTGTAAACGGGCTGCTGTCGCGCATGGTAGATGGCAATAGCGGCTTTCTTATAGACCGTGAGAAGTGCCAAACGCTTACAACTGGATTCTTGGGGGGCTATCACTACCGCCGCATGCAAGTAACAGGCGAGAGATTTGAGGAACGGCCAAACAAAAATAAATTTTCACACGTCCATGATGCGCTTCAATATTTGGTTATTGGGGCCGGAGAGGGCAGGGCGATGTTGCGCGGTCAAAACGCTATGAAGCCGGGGAACGCCAAAGGCAAGTGGTCGCCGTTTGGTAAGAAGAAACGCGCTCCAAGAGCCGCATTTTGACTATATACAAAGATGATCCGGGCCTTTTAAATTGGTATGTTGTGTTTCAGCATAATACGCACATTCCTCATGTAGATAAGGTATTCAAAAAGAATTTTTGCCATGTCTGGGCATTTACATACGATCCCGAAACTCATGCGTGGCTCCGTGTAGAGTCAACGCACAAGAACCTTGTTATCAGGCCCGTGCCTAAGAAAATGGTGCCAATAATGCTAATGGAGGCTAACAAAAACATCGTTGTCCAATATGACGCGGCCCCTTCAAAAGTTATGTGGAAAATTAGATTTTTTGTCGATTGCTCAAGCGTCATAGCCCACCTTCTTGGCGTTGATATTTTTTACCATACGCCATACCGACTTTTTTGTGCATTGAGACAAAGAGGAGGAACCGTGACTTTGCCTAAAGGAATTTCTAAGGAGAGTATCGATGGGCGGTGGCAAACAAGCAGTTCAAGGCCCGAGCGCGGCTGAAATAGCAGCAGAAAAACGCGCACAGGAAAACATCCAAAAAGCTGAAGATCGCAAGAAAGAAGAAGAAGAGCAGCGTAAGCGTAATCTTCGTGGGCGTCGTTCACTTCTTGCAGATGAAAATACTGGCGATGGTTTCTACAGCGATAACCTTGGCTAATGACCCCAGAACTTAAAAAAATTATCACAGGGTTTAGAGCTTGTGAGCAAGAACGCGCAAACTGGATTCCGCTTTGGCAGGATTGCTACGACTATTGTTTTCCGCAGCGGCTTGGCTTTTACGGCCAATCTCCCGGCCAATCAGAAACAGATGATATTTATGACTCGTCCCCAGTAACTGCCGTTGATGAGTTTGCCAGCCGTATGCAAGCTGGCCTGACACCTCCGTTTTCTAAATGGTTTGAGTTTAGGGCTGGGTCAGAAATACCAGAAGACCAGAAGTCAAAAGTCGATACAGAGCTAGACTTGATTAGTAATTATATTTGGGAAGTCCTTCAAAGCTCAAATATGGATCAAGAGCTACATGAAGCTTATTACGATCTAGCAGTTGGCTCCGCTTCTATTTGTATTGAGGAGGGCGACGCAGAACAGCCAATTATGTTCACAACTCTGCCTCAAAACGAAGTTTACCTGTCTGCCGGACCTTACGGAAAAGTTGATACAAAGTATCGCCTCCGAATGCTTACTCTTGAAGCCATCGAGGTTATCTGGCCGAAAGCCGACATCAGCGAAGAAATGCGCCGTGAAGCTGGCTTGGACGAATTAAAGAAGTTCAAGGTTATTGAGTGTGTTGCTCGCGACTGGAAAGTCAAAGAAACAGAAACGCATAATTTTAGTGTTGTTTGCCTAGAGCCAGAGCACATGATTTTGCGAAGCGTCTTTAAAGGGGACGGCGCTCAACCAATTATATCATTCAGGTGGTCCAAAGCCGCTGGAGAGACATACGGGCGTGGGCCTCTATTGTCTGCACTCCCTGATATTCGCGTTCTTAACGAGGTCGTAAAGCTTGGCCTTGAGAATGGTGCGCTGGCTATTACGGGTATGTGGCAAGCCGACGATGACGGTGTTATCAACCCTGATACCTTAGAACTAATTCCTGGCACAATCATTCCAAGAGCTATGGGAAGCCGTGGCCTTGAGCCTTTGCAGTCCCCCGGCAACTTCGATATGGGGCAGTTTATCCTCAATGATATGCGTCACAATATTCGCAAAGCTCTCTTCAATGAGCAGTTAGGTGCGCCGGAAGGTACGCCAATGTCTGCTACAGAAGTGCATGAGAGAATGGCTGATTTAGCGCGAACAATCGGATCTGCTTATGGCCGCTTGCACTCAGAAGGGGTGACACAGATTTTACGCCGTGTCGTGCATATCCTTCGCAAGCAGGGACGTATTAATATCCCGAAGGTCAACGGGCGTGAAGTAAAGATCGTCAACGTATCCCCGCTGGCACAAGCACAGCATAACGAGAACGTCGCACGGGTCGCACGGTGGTTAGAACTTATGAACGCTGGCTTTGGCCCTCAGATGACAAACGTAGTCGTTAAAGCAGAAGAAGCCGCTGTTTACACTGGTAAAGAGATTGGCGTCCCGGAAAAGCTTATTCGTGACAAAGCAGAGCGCGAACAAATTCAGCAAGCCATCCAAGAGACGCAGCAGGTTCAAGCAAACCGCCAACCCAATCAGCAAGGACAGCAATAATGTTTAGAACGCTCAACGAGAAGAAAGCCCCGGCACCAGCGAAGGCTGAAAAGCCAGCGCCGAAGAAACCATCGAAGAAGGGCAAGTAATCATGTCTGAGGTGAAGAAATACAAAAACGCGGCAAAACGCATTGACAGCGGAAAAATGAAGTCAACGAAGTGGCCGAGAGAGTTTTCCAAGAAAGCTGAAAAAGTATTAACGGGTAACATCGGCAGTATCGGTTTCGGGCTCTTGATGAACCCAGACGTTGGGAAAGAAGCTAACAACTACGAAGCCGCAGGAGGAGCCAGCACCCTTCAACACACAGACAAGAAAGCCCTCCAAGGAAAGCTGCGCGACAAAAAGGGTGCAAAAAGCAAGCCCCCTGTTAAGCGCGGCCCAAAAGGGCAACTTAGAGGCAGGGGTAGGAAAGCCGTAGTTAGGAAGTAAAGAGCGAAATGGCTAAAACACCTAAGATAATGGGGCCGGATGGCATTAGCCGAACGCCCGAACACGACAAGAAAATTAACGAGGCTTTCGCGGCAACATTCCGTGAGGCCTCGGCAGAGGTTGTGCTGGACTATCTTAAGTCTATCACGATCAACCGAATATCAGGGCCGGAAAGCACGGACACTTATCTCCGTCATCTTGAAGGCCAGAGAAGCATTGTGGCGTTAATCTCAACCCGCATAGGCCAAGGCATAAAACAGAAAAAGGATACAGTAAATGAGCGAACAATCTAGTGAAAGCGGCACAGAAGAAAGCGGCGCGACGGAGAGTCCAAATGCAGGAGCTTCCAGCAGCGGGACCGAAGATACCGCCCCGGCGAAAAATGCTGCCGACGTTGGGGGGAAGCCCGATTATGTGCCGGATAACTTCTGGGACACAGATACCAAACAAGTCAAAGTCGAAGACCTCTTAAAGTCATACAAAGAACTTGGCGGCAAAATTCGCGAAAAGACTGATGACGTAAGAACTCAAATCCAAGCCGAAATGGATGCTGACCGGACTATCAACCGTCCTGAAGCAATGGAAGACTACGAGCTTGTTCTGTCTGACGATTTTAAAGAGCAACTGCCGGAAGGCTACGACATCGAGTTTAATAACGATGACCCTCTTATGACGTTCTGGCGTGAGATGGCGTTTGAGCAAGGCATGAACCAAGAATCATTCCAAAAAGGCTTAGAGCTTTATGCTGGCGCTAAAATTGGTGAAATGCCTGACTTTGAAGCAGAGCTTGGAAAGCTCGGTGACAACGGGCATGACCGAACTATGCACGTCGGCAACTGGGCCAAAGCAAACTTCTCAGACGATACTGTTAACGCTATGCACGAAATGGCTATGACGGCTGACGGCGTAATTGCGCTTGAAGAAATCATGGCTGCTTCTGGCGAGGCTTCATTCTCTCCTAATCAGCATCAATCATCATCTAGCGTTACAATGGAAGATTTGCGCGCAATGCAAGCAGACCCTCGCTATTGGGATGCAAACCGTCGTGACCCCGGTTTTGTTAGAAAAGTTGAAGAGGGATATCGCCAACTTGTTTCGTAAATTAAAGGGAAAATAAATGGCTACTAAACCTGCTAAAGGGAAAGCAAAAGTTAAAGTTACAGCGAGTGGCAAAAAAGTTAGCTACGGACAAGCTGGTAAAGCCAAAGGCGGCGGCTCAAGAGTTAAGCCGGGGACTGCAAAAGGCGATGCTTATTGCGCCCGATCTGCTGGGCAAATGAAAAAACATAGCAAAGCAGCCAAAAACGCAAACAGTCCCTTACGCCTTAGTAGAAAACGTTGGAAATGCTCAGGAAGCAAATCAACAAAATAGAAATTGAATCACTGCCACGCTCCCTGTGGAAACTCGGCTCCCGGACCAATAATCCGGGGGCCTTTTTTTGTGCAGTGAGTCTGACACAAATTTAACTGCATATATGGCTTTAGACGACATGAGGCCCCTACTGCCAAACTGTTGCGGCCCCGCAAGGCTTAACCGCTCTCAAAGTTCCGGCTCAAGGCAAAACCCGGCGCGTCATTGGAAATAACCTCTGATGGAGAGAAACAAATGTCTACTTCTGTTGATACAGCTTTTATCCGCCAGTTTGAGTCCGATGTACATGTTGCTTATCAGCGCATGGGAACCAAACTACGGAACACAATTCGTCGTAAAGTCGCCGTAAAAGGTGAAGACGTCCGATTCCAAAAATACGGAAAAGGCGCTGCGGCAACAAAATCACGTCATGGTGATGTGCCGTTGATGAACGTCACGCACACAAACGTCGATTGTCCAATGCTTGATTATTATGCTGGTGAATATATTGATGATCTTGATGAATTAAAAACCAACATCGATGAGCGCGGCCTTGCCGCACAAGCTGGTGCTGGTGCTTTGGGTCGCAAGACAGACGAGCTTATTACAATAGCAATGGATACTGCAACGCAGACTATTGCTCACGGCTCTGCTGGCATGACTAAAGCAAAAGTTCACTCAGCATATGAAACACTTGGAAACAATGATGTGCCTGATGACGGCAATCGTTTTTTCCCTGTTTCCCACGCAGCTTGGACTGACCTAATGGACATTACAGAATTTGCTTCGGCAGATTATGTCGGTACAGACGGTCTTCCATATCAAGGCGGCATGACTGCTAAACGCTGGCATGGCTTCTTGTTCTTCCCATTCTCAGGCCTTGATGTGGCATCAAACATTCGTAAATGCTTTGCTTATCACACTTCAGCTATCGGCCACGGGATTGGCAAAGACGTCTCTCAAGACATGACTTGGGACGGGCGCAAACAAGCATATTTGACGGTAAACAAGATGAGCCAAGGTTCGTGTCTTATTGACGCAGACGGCATCGTCGAAGTTTCCATCTCAGAAGCATAAGAAAGGAAATTACGCATGGCTTATACAGCATCTAGCCTTTCAATGTTGGCTACCGCAAATGGTTTTTCACTGTGGCATTACTCGACAGTAGACCCAATTGCGACTGTCAATTCAGCAGCTTACTTCACTGGCGAAGCAGTCAATATGTTGGCAGTGCGAGACTTGATTATTGTCTCAGATACAAACGCTCCAACAATGAGTTTTGTCACTGTTCTAAGTAATGACGGAA